AAAACGTATAGCTTATCGTCACGTTCACCAATTGAAACCCTAGCATTTAAAAGCGACTCGTATCCGTCTTGCACTTTTTCCGCAAGCGTAGGTTCAACAGTTTTCTTAGGCCTTGGCATTATCTACCTTCTCCAGTTTGTCTTGGTGATTGCATAGCTCTGGTATCTGTTCGCAATGCTTCTCCTTCTATAGCAGAAGCTCTTGGAACAGGTTGCGTTCTAATATCTCGCTGAGGTTGTTGTTGCGGCTGCGGTTGCTGCGGTTGCTGTGGTTGTGGTGGTTGCTGTGCAAGGCTAGCAACAATAGACTCTGACAATAATCCTCCACCTTCTGCGGTAGCTAAAGGATTAATTACGTCTTGTAATTGATTCTGTATATTTTCATCCATATTAAGAAAAGGTAAAATTCTTTCTGGATCTGGTATTCTATAGCCACGTATTAGAAGATCTTTTACTAGCTCACCAATATTAGGTCCAACGCCATTGTTTTGTTCACGCAATGTTGCATTTAAATTTTGCATCAACGAAATTAAATCCATATGCTGTTTGCGTTCAACTGCTAAAGCTGTAGCTGCTGAACTTACATCAATCTCAAAAGAATACTCGCCTTGAGACATTTGCTCTGATATACGAACTTCTTCTTTTGCTTTTGGATCTATTAAAAATAATCGCTCTGGCCTAAACTCAGTAGTCATTTGCCAAAACTTGCGAGCGACTCTTATTTGATATTGAGCAAATTTTTCTGCTCGTTCATCTTCTCTAGCGGTAGTTCTTCGGTCGTGTATATTTGCTTCAGTTGCAGAATCTGTTCTTGGCAAAGAAATAGGTTGAGGAGTTCCATTAGCCCGATCAAACATACTTTGGACTAACCGTAAGATATCGCCTTTTTCTGGAGGGATATCACCAAACTGTATAGCTTGCACTGCACGACCCTGTGCTTGCACCAATCCCTCTACTTCAAACGCTTCCATATCTTCAGCTTCTAAGATAGCATCTATTTCTTCTTCTCTAATAAACATAGGATCATAAAGGAATAGATTTTTTTGCTTTCTAATAACTGAAATATAAGAGTCTAAAATTTCATTCATCATTGACTGCATAGAGTCAGCACCACCCATAATAAGTGGGCCTTTAGTAAACCAACTATTAACTCCATCTTGCAATGACAATATTTCTAAAGGGTAATCTTCTAATGATTGCACAGGCCATTCGTTTTCATAACGCAAAAAACGGTTATGATACGGAGCTATTTCAATCCAAAGATTTTCTTTAGTATTTTCATTAGTAATATGATTACGAGCATATATCTCATACGACTCAACTAAACCAAAATCATCTGTAGTAAACTTTTCTGGTTCAGTTTCTGGCGCACCTGCTATACGATGGTTAGGTTCAAGATCTCTTGAGTCTAAAGAGTCATCGTATAACACTTCATCAATATGCCGCACAGTTCTAAATGCTACCCATCTTGCATCATGCAACCCATCTGCAGCAAGCGGATCAATTAAGACATCTCCTGCATTCCAATGCAAACCAAAAGGAGATTCCCATTTAACTGAAGTATTACGATGTGGATCGTGATGTTCTAAATAATACTGATGGTCTGCTATATGTTCTTCAATAATAGCAGCAGCTTGAGGATTTAAATCTGGTTGTTGCAAAAACTGTGTGTGCGTTTCTATATGCTGCACATGATTTTGTTCTTGCATTACAGTTGTTAGCTCACCTGCTATCAGATACAACGATTCGTCATAAGGATTATTTATGACTTGTCCGGGATTAAGAAGTTTATCTGATATCATACGCGCTTCTATATCTGCTTTATACCCAATCTTTTTTGCTCCAAAAGGAGAAAGATAGGCATCTAAAAGAACGCGCTTATCGTGCCGTAACTGTGAAGTTTCTCGATACCAATAATTAGATATTTTACCTACAACTCTTTCTGAGCCAATACCTGCTTTAGAGGTAGGGGTAATAGAAAAAGTAGGGTTATGTGCAGCCATATTAGCTATAGACTGATCAATATGACCAAACACTACATTAGCTTTTGATCGAATACCCGGATCTTTGTAATCACCAACATTAAGTCGTTGTGTTTCGCGTTCTCTAGTTGTAGCAGGATCGTTGTTATACATATCAATAAGAACCTGCGAAGGCTCAAATACTGGAGTCCAATACTCTATTGCATGCTCTAACCTACGAGTCCAAAACGCTAACTGATCTTCTTTATTAGTTGGATAACTAATAGGCATTGTAATTTCCTATCTATTATTTAATAGAAACTTATATGAATACAACTATTTCTGCAAGCTAATAGTTTGGCTATGAATCTGACAGTTCCCAATAATTTTGATCGTCTGGAATATTTAAGGGTCCATGATATCCTGCTATAGGAGCTTCTCTTGCAGATCGCAACCCTCTTGCTCTTCGCTTAGCCCTGTCTCGCATTTCTTGAAACGTAAAGTTTCTTGGTTCAAGGTTTTGCATAGGAGGAGCTTCTGGCTTACCCCCTTTTAGATTGTCAAGCATAACCCCTAATAAAGAAAAGGCATCTACAAAGTCATCATGTTTAGCCGCAGGGAACTTTACAAGTTCTTCTATAAGCTCATTTTTCCAAGGAGCTTTTTTTGGGAAAAAAACCATTCCCATTTGCGCCCTACCTTGTATAGATCGCGCTCTTACAGTTTTATCTTTTGAGGGGGTATATTGTTCTCTATAGCAAAAAACACCCTCTTCTTTCATGCGTTGTTGTAAAAAAGGGCCAATAGAGTTTAGTATTTGTCCTCGTTCTTCAGCCCAAACAACAGGTCTATATCGTTGCATAAACCCTATAGCAGCTTCTATCCAATCATTTGGCTGCTTTCTATCGCGCCAAACATCTATAACATAGATCTGGTCTTGGGCATCTAGTGCAAAAACTGCATGCACTGTATAGTCAGCACCTTTACGCTCAGACGTTGCATAGTCGCTACACGCATAAAAACGTAAATAGTCAGTAGGGGGTAGCTCATCACGATCATATTCGCCAAACCATTCACGTTGAAAATACGAACCCTCATTAATAGTAGGCTCTTGTTGATACAACGCCATATAATCACGATGCCCTAAGACAGCTTTTCTTTCTAAAAGATCCGCTTTATTATACCATTCGGGCCATAATGCTTCCCCTTCTTTGCGTCCTAACGGATCATTAAGACCTGCTTCTGCAGGAAGGGAAATAATTTCCCAGTTAGGTATATTAGGATCTCCTTCAGCTTGCTTAATAAGTCGTCCTGCTAAATCATCATCATGCCAACGAGTCATAATCAATATTATAGCACCTTGTGGCATTAAACGAGTATATGCAGTAGATCTATACCAACCCCAAACCCTTTCTCTTTCTATTAAACTATCTGCCTCTTCCCTATTCTTATGAGGGTCATCTATAAGTAAAATCTTAGCACCACGCCCTGTAGTTGCAGTCCCTATACCTACAGCAAAGTATTCGCCTCTATGATCTTCTATCTTCCATTTATGGGCAGCAGATGCATCGGCAGACAATGTAACTTCTGGAAAAACAGCTTTATATTCTTGTGAGTCTACTATATTTCGTACTTCTCGACCAAAATCTGACGAAAGTTCTTGTCCATACGAGGCAGTAATAATAGGCTGATTAGGGTGCTTACCCATAAACCATGCAGGAAACCGTCTTGATGCTAACTCAGACTTGCCATGTCTTGGTGGCATAAAAATCATTAAGCGTCTACATAGACCTGCCTCTACTTTTTCTAAGGCCTTAGCTATCGCTTGATGGTGAGAGTTAACAACAAAATCTTGATACGTATATCGTGTAAAAGATATGAGATGTTCTTGCGCTTCTTTTCTACGCAAAACTTCTTGTATAGCTTGTTTACGCCTAATTGCTTCAATATCTTTTTCTTGATCTGTATACCCCAATTAAAATACCGCCTTTATGCAGTTAAGTCTTCTTCACCTGCCTTAGATCCTATCTCAACACCATCCTGCCCAAACTCTTTTAGTGAACCATCTACTTCATATAACGGCTCAATAGCTTGTTTGTCAGCAAGATTAAGCAATTCTTCTGTTGTCATTTCTTCTAACTTGCGATCATTCTTTATAGTTTGATCTATCTTTTTAGGTGCATACAACCCTAAAATTTTAGATCGTTGCTCTACACACCACTGTATTTTATCTAACCATTTAGTGTCAGACACAGAAGGCTTAGTTTTAGTTCTCATTTTAGAACTAGTACTGCCCTTAGATTTCATGGTCGTAGTAGAAACAGAACCTTGAACAGACTTATGAAACCCTTCCCATGCTACACGTTCAACCTCATCAATACGCGCTAATTGCTCAGCTTTAGCTAATGAAAAATCATATAAAGCTTTTACTTTCCACTCTTCACGCAACTCTCTTAAATACTTTTGCACGGTAGTCATAGAGATAGATAATTCTTCTACCATATCTGATTGCGTACGTCCCTGCAAATAATATTGAGCTACAAGCTTTTTACTAAACGCAATAGACAGTTGTGTAGACGACCCTTTACGTGCAGGCTTAGTTTGTTGCTGTGTTAGTTGAGTTGACAATAGCAGCTACCTCGTCATAAGAAAACAATGTTTGACATTCACGACAATGATACTCAGCAGTAGACAATTTCCAACGCACACGATTGCGTGGATGCTCACAATCATCTTTTAATACTCGTAATGCATCCAACGCCTTTAAAGAATCTAACCAAACAATATCTTTAGCCATAATACAGCCTTTCCTATTTATAATAATTATAACCCACAGCTTTCTAATAAGCAATTAAATGTTTCACATGAAACAGAAGCCAATACATTATATAAAGGCAATATAGCCTCTTTGGGAACACAAATAATTTTTGATAATAAAAAATTTAATATTAACAAAGTTGGGAAATTTTATATAGCGTTGTATGGGTGCTATATATTATATACGCATGGCGCAGGGGGGAACGACGACAGCCAACCAACCGCGTGCGTTGTACTAACGCCTACGTAGGTTCCTACGGAACTATAGTCGTCAGTTGCGGCTCTATGCCGGGTTATATGACGGCCCAATACGGTTACAAGCCGCTATTATGGGTTATACGAGGCTATAGTAGTCGGCTGTAGGCTATGGCCCCCCCTTTGGTCTACGTAGTAGACTATAACACTTGGCAGACACTGCTTCTCCCATTCCCATGACTTGCCCTACGTATTATGGCCTGTGCTTTATCTGGGTAGGCTATATGGCCTTGGTCTTTATCTCCCTTAGACGTTTGCCTATAGTAGTTAGTTCCCAGAAGGCTATAATGCCTTGATGTGGCCTATAGTATATAGGCGAAGGCTCTTAGTTATTATAGCTCAAAGGGGGGTGATGTTCTTGTTGGCCTATAAATCCGTTGGTTCGAATTGTGTGAGTAGGCTACTCCCGTAGGGAGTAAAGGCCAAAATCGGGGTGCTGTGAGGTGAATGTATGGGGGGTTATATGTGGGTTTTCGCATGCGTAATAATGTATGTGTGCGTTGATGTCCCACGCGATACATTGTAGTGGCAAAATTGGGCTGAATGGACAGGCCGTTTTTGGCCCTTATAATGTTCGCGGGATCGCGTTGAGCGATGGGGTATAATAGTCGGCTCTGGAAAAAAACGTATCCCGTAGGGATACGAAAAAAAAGTTGGGAAATCTGGGAACCGGCTGACCGGCTCCGGCGTGTAACTTGGCGAGCCGCCGATTCGTTGTCTTGTTTCGTTGGCTCCGCCCCTTAAAGATCCGTTGGTCGCTGATATCGGTGCCAACAAGGCTTTAAGGGGTGACATCACCTATGCTTACTTGGCTAACGAGCCCTATATATATGGGCTGCGGCTGTAGTGTGTAAGGCTAAGCTAAGTGCAAACGGCATATGGGGGGTGGGACACGGCGGTCCCACTTAAGCACGTAACCATCGCGTAGCGTAGAAGCCAACGTTGCATGGTCGGTTGGGTCTTGGCACTTGCCGCCCCTACGGGGCAAGACGAGCCATAGACTCTTGGTGGCTTGATAGGTCGATAAGCACCAAGCAAGGTCGAATCCAACGGACACGCGTTTAAAGCCGCACGAGATGGTTACGGAGCGAAAGTGTAAGGGGTTTGGTCAGAGGCTATATGTCAGATAGCTTCGCAGCCGAGATGCTCATACGTACAGCGACTGCCTCTTGCATAGGATAGCTCGCCTTATAGCAATAGGGCGACAGACTATGAGTCTGGAACGTGGTTGTATAGTCTATGGGCCGTGACAAAAAAACGGGAACTATAGCCTGTGCGTAAAACGCATACCCACGTTGGGGTAGCTAACTGCTTGGTTGCGAAAGACTTGAGACTACCCATTGAGCACCAAGCCACACACAAACCCGTGCGTTATATAAACGCACACATTGAAGGAGCCATACTATGTCAAGCTTACTCGAAAAGATCAACGCCTACAGCACGACCAACAACGCAGGTGTTAAGACCACCACGCACGTTGAGCCGAAGGCTGTTGTCACGTTGGAACCCAAGAAAGCCAGTAACCGTCAACGGAGGGCTGTATACTATGCCGCTCTCAAGTTTGGGGTGAAGTTCACGGGTATTTGGGAGGGCAACATCAACGCAGACGAGCTTGCTCCCGTGGTCAAGGTGCTCCATAAGTCTTCGACTTATGACGATGCCAAGAAGAAGGCGGCTATAGTATATGCCGCTGAGGAGCTTCGTATCGGTCATGAGATGGTCGATAAGTATAAGGCTCCTTCGGAGCCTGTGATCGTTGAGGTTTCGGCCATTGACGATAACGGACAGCCCTTTGATATCACCAACGAGGAGCTTGCAACCGAAGAGCCGAAGGCTAAGAAGCAACGTGACCTTACTCCCTTGGAGTATGCTCGCTACAAGAAATCTTGCACCAAGGCTTCTGTCGAGCCTGTCAACTATGAGCAGTTCAAGGCTAACAAGGCCAAGGCTTTACAAGCCTTGCAAGGAGCCAAGGCTGTAGACGCTGAAGTTAAGAAGCAGGATCGTAAGGTCGAACCGACACGCAAGGACGTAGTTAAGGCGGCTAAGGCTGAAGCGGTTCAGTCGAAGACTGAGTTCAGCGATGCACAGAAGCTGTCCATGGTTATGGACCATCTCAAGGCCCAAGTAGAAATGACAACTGCTCTTATCCACGCCCTTTCTAAGTAAGCTCACATCAACCCAAGGAGCCAAGATGATTAACTTAAACTTAAACCAGTCAAGAGCGTTGCATGTATTGGACGCTCACTTAAATGGGCATTCTTCGGACATAGTAGAAGAAGCCTTAGAGTATGAAGAGATTGAGTCTGTTCGGATCAACGAGCAAGGAGAGAGGGTTGTCTCTCTTAAGAGAGTGCCAAAGACAGGCTTTTACAGTCAACGGCATTATTAGACGAGGGGTAGCGAGGTCTTCAGTACTCGCTACTAAGTCGCTATGTCTATAGTAGACATACTGGTCCCAAGTCCAGATCAAAGGAGAACGCAATGAAGATAAGACTTAAGAACCTATCGCCCGTAAGAGATAGCAAAGGCCGATTTACTGGCTTATATGAGTGGGAGTTCAGCCCACTTAAATGGGTGGGAGAGCGTATAACTATGGCATGGATTCGTTGGCTTGGCTTAGTAATAGTGACGCTCCTTATCCTACTACTCTCTTTCAAGGTTAGCAAAGACCTATCTTGGACTGAAGAGATAGTCAAGCAATGGATGTATGAGAATATAATTCCTGTAGCAAGTGGGGTATGTATGTTAGCGGCATCTTTAATTGCAAGTGTAGCAACTCTTGTTGACAAGTATTCTCAGAGAAAGGATCGTTATGAGCGCATTAAAAGCTTAAGAAAGTTAGCTCACCGTAGAATCCCATTAAGAGATGGGCTTACAGACAAGCTTATCGAACAGTCCACTGCAAGGCAGTTCGTAAAAGAAAGGCTCAGATAGTGAAGCATAAAACTCTCAGACAAGGCATCATGAAACGTATCCATGTAAACCAACATGAGATACGGCACAACACAAAGACAGGAGACAATAGACCTGTCTTAACCTGCAAGACAAGCAGTGCAAATGACAAAGCAAATACGATTCAAGTGTTAGATGACGATAACAACGTAGTCCTAACGTTAGGCTATTCAGACAATCCATTGGCTTGTGGAGCAAGGGTATGGATAGAAACTAAAAGCAAAGTCAAACTCTTAAACATGGAGGATGAATGCCAGTAAACATCACACCCTATGAAGGCTGTCCTTTCAAGGCAAGCTTTGAAATAACAGGAGGCAAAAATCCATACTTCAGCAAGCAGTATGGTTGGCAACCTGCTGAAGCACCAGACGTAGATTGGATAGGATTCACAGATGAAGACGACAACCCTGTAGAAGACAGCCAAGTACCCAAGCTCATACAGGATTACTGTCATGTCCATCACACAAGACTACAAAGGGAGGCATACATTTGGGTAAGTTGAGTAACCAAAAGATGCGAGACATTATCAAGTATCATAACATACAGTCTAACAATGACTTGCCTATGTTGGACTATGTTTTATTGGGTCATGATGCACAGATCTGCACAGAAGCTATCATGAACTCAGTCGAAGCAGACGTACTTAACTATCTCATGCTAAACACAGAAGACTCATGCCGAACATGGATAACAAGGCATGTCTATGATGTTATGACTAAAAAGGAGGAAAGCCTATAATGAAAGCATCTTGCGACAGTAAAGTGAGGCAGTTTAAGTCTCACAAGAACTCTACTGGACACATGACAGGTAAGGGTTCTGGTGGATGTGTAGAGACAACAGCCGCTTGTGAGTCTGTGTGTTATGTAGATAACACGTTTCGATATCCTACAGTTAAGTCGTTCTTAGACAGTAACTTGCAAGAATTATTGCAATGCAAGACGGTAGAAGATTATGTAGAGTTATATGCTCCATTGGTTCGATCAGCAGAAGCACAGTATAAGAGAGCTTTGAACAGAGTTACTGGCAAAGAACTTAGGAGACTCAAGCAACGAGGGCATATCTTCAGATGGCAATGGGCAGGAGACATCATAACGATAGAGCATGCTCAAGCCTTTAATAAGATCGCCTTAATGTTTCCAGAGACTTCTTTCTGGCTATACACCAGAACATGGTGGGCTGTTGGACAGATGAAGGCTAATAACTTAGATGTCTTTCTTTCAGTAGACGGTGACAATTCACCTACCATGAGAAAAGTCGCAGAGATGAATCCCCATACAAGACAAGCGTTCATGACAGACAAGCCATTAGGATTAGGAGTTGTCTGTCCTGCTACCAATGGCAAGCTACAGACAGAGGGTGCTTGTAATACATGCGGCTTATGCTATGGCAACAAAGACGTTAATATTGAGTTTCTCATTCATAACTAAGGAGCTTACATGCCTCTATACAGATTCGTAGAAACGCAAGACAGTCTCATTCACTTTGTATTTTCATTCTTAAACAAGGATTACTATGTCGATCTACGAGGTAAGGGCGTAGACAATCCTTTGTATAGAAGAGTCATTGTAAAGTATGGACATGAGGATTATAAGTATGCAAGTCATCCACTCAGATATCTTATAAAAGAAACGCTTGAAGATGCTGAGACAAACATAATGAAAGCAGCTTATTTACATTGGAGAGAACACAATGAAATAAATGACGCAGATCAATGGAATGAACTTGTAAACAGAAGAGAATCGTTTCATCAGAACCTGTTGAAAGAAGAGAAAGATATAAACAGGGCAAGAGATTATTGGAATACAATGGTTCCAGAAGAAAAAATGATTGTTATTTACCGTTCTAATCACAATAAATGGGAACTTGGAGAGAACGATATCTCAATCTTTGCCGCTTGCAGAAACAAGATGCCAGACAAAATACCTTATCAAATCATATTAGATTGGATGGACGAGTTTAGATTTCACTCACAAAGAAGCGATGATTGTTATATGGAAAAGACACTTAAACAATATATCAACCTTAGATCCAGAACAGAAAAGCAAGAGATGGACCCACCATACTTCCGTCTTAAAATGAAACGATATGAAATGGGAAGATTAGATGAAAGATACGCATGATTTAGAAAAAGAAAAGGCTTTCCGAATACGATATAAAAATATAGAGATTGACATCTGGGAGTTCGGCAATCTACAACAAGAAGGGAGAGGATTTGTAATAGACATGTTTAAAGAAGGTGAGAGTGAACCATTCAAGTCAGTCATCACATCATTAGAGGAGGCAAAGTAGAATGGATATCTGGGAAGAATACAAACAAGAGATAAAGAATAGCTTGCGTATTAGATTGCTTCTCATCTACAAAGAAGTAGAAAGACTGCATGGATATGTTTCAAAAGATTTGGAAAACGACTTGTTTACAGGCAAAGAGATCATTGCCAGAACTAACCAGATAAAGAGAATGTCAGAAGACTTCTCTCAAGTAAGCATGTATCTGAATGAAAACACAGAGGCATTTGTTTATAAAGAGGGAGACAAATGGAGATGGCATGGACAGTCTCTGGGATACCAAGGCCATAGCAAGACAGACTGTCTAATCACTCTTATTAAACAGCTAAAAGATCAAGGCTATACAAAGTTTAGAATCGAAACAGATGACGTTAAAGAATATGACTAAGTTTATAAAAGCGGGATGGAATTGTGATCGCTGTAATTGGTGGAACAATTCAAAGAGAAGAAAGTGTTGGGTATGTAAATCATGGAAATTAAAACGGGAGGTTAAAAACAAATAAGCTGTTGCAGTAAATAAATAAAACTCACTCAATAAAAAAGGAATAACATATGTCAACCGTAAGCATATCTTGGGAAGAAACCGTAGAAATCGAACAGACTCTTAGCGTGTATGATGAGGATGGAAATTCAGTCAATCTTGCTGATTGGGACTATGGTTGTGATGAAATCTCTGCAACGGTAGATGGATATGTCATTAGCAGAGATGAAAAAGAAGAGTATGAAAAGCTTCAGTATGAAAAGCAAAAGGAAGAGCAGGAAGAGCGTGGACAAGACCAA